AAGGCGCGCGGACTTTGCGCCCCTGTTACTCGGACCCAAGCCATATTCAGCTAATGCTCGACAAAATCCTGAAACTCTTCAAGAAACCGACCGTCGCGGCGCAAGCCGGCGGCATCGGGATGCCCGGGCACTATCGAATGATCAACGGCGGATGGTCGGGCAACCGCCCATACTGGGGCACGCACGCCGGCGGGATGCAGAAAGAGGTGTCGGTCGGGGAATGGCGCAACATCGTTTCGGCGTCGCAAAAATTGTATTGGAACTTCGGTCCGGTGGCGGGAGCAATCAACGACAAATCCATGTTTGCGGTGGGGCGCTCGTGGCTTCCCAAGTTTGAAGGGGCGGACAAGGCGTGGGGCAAGGTGGCCGAGGAATGGCTGCGAGGGCAGTTTTACGAGGTCGCCTTTATCGACGGCAATGATTTCCAGACGGGACTTTTCATGCAGTCGGTCGCGGTGGATCGCGACGGGGACTCCGCTTGCGTTTACACTGAAACGCCGGACGGCTACCCACAATTCCAGATCATTCCCTGGCACGCTATTGGCGACCGGACCGGAGCGGACGTCGTGCAGGTCGGACCGTACAAAGGATTGCGGCAGTACAACGGGGTGATTTTTAACCAGTACGGGCGCCCCGTTGCGTATCGGATCCTTGGGCAGACTCCGGCGGATGATCGCGACGTTTCCGCGCGGGACATGGATTTCATCCGCGAACCGCTTGCGGTTGACCAGGGGCGGGGACTTCCAGCTTTCACGCCGGCGATCATTGACCTCCGCGACCTGACAACCGTGCAGGGCTACGTCCGCGAGGCGGCAAAGTTGGCCGCGACCATTGGGCTGATCGAGCACAACGAGCTTGGCATGGCGGACATCAGCAACCCTGCATTTGCACTGAGCGACCACGCACCGCAGTCGAAATTTGCAATGGAGGAACTCTACGGGGGCACGACCCGCTATTTCCGCGCGGGAGCTGGCGCAAAGCTTGAGCAACTCAAATCGGAAGTCCCGTCGGAGGCGACCGACCGATTGATGGAACGGCTAATCCGCAACGCAATGCTCGGGGCGGGGATGCCGCCGGAGTTTTACTGGGACCCATCCAAAATTGGGGGCGCATCGGTTCGTATGATCATTTCCAAGGTGAACCGTACCGTGGCCGACCGACAGGACCTCCTCAAGGGGGTCGCCCGCCGTCGCGTCGGGTACGCGGTTTCCAAGGCTATCAAACGCGGGATCCTTCCGGCGTACCAAGGCGCAGATTTGGGCGGGTCGTTAAAGTGGGGCTTTACTATGCCACCAATTTTGACGGCGGATGCCGGCTACGCGGGGCAGGATGCGCGGGAGGCGTACAAGCTCGGGATGCGCAACCTTTCGGACATCCTCGGTGAAGCGGGACAAAGCCTGGAGGATCACTTGGACCAACGCGAAATGGAGGAACTAGCGATCCGCGAACGGATGCAACGCAGCGGCCTACCGGAGTCCGCGTTCCGAATGCTTACACCCAACGGCAACCCGGCGCCGGTCGAACCAGCACAGCCATGAAGTTTCAACGAGTCATTGAGCAAATCTATTTCCGCCCATGGTACATCACCCCGGGGGGGCATCGAGCGGTGCGGCAGCTGATCCAATCCAAACTTGCCGCAAATGGCGGGATGGATATGAGCGCACTAATCAACCCGCGCGAAGAAATGGAGGTCACGCCCGACGGGATCGCAATCATCCACGTTTGCGGGACCCTCGGGAAAGGGCTGTCGCCAATTGAAAAATCGTGCGGCTCGACCGACTACGAGCAGATCGCCGACGAAATCGAGGACGCGTCCGAAATGGGCGTGCGGGGGCTGATGCTGGAAATCTCCTCCCCAGGCGGGACTGTCGTAGGAAATCACGAAATTGCGGAACTCGTCCAGTCTTTGGAAATCCCGACGCTTGCATATTCGGAAGACATGGCGTGTTCTGCGGCGTACAATATCGCGGCATCATGTGATACCATTATCGGCGCCCCGTCTTCAACGTGGGGGTCGGTCGGGTGCATCATTCCTTGGGAAGATGAAAGCGTAATGTGGGAAATTGAGGGCAAACGATTTGACCCTATCACTAATGCGGAAGGGGACCTCAAGAGCGCAATGCACGGACCCAGCTTGACACCGGATCAACGGGCTTCACTTGAGCAGTATGTCCAGGACGCTTTTGAAATGTTCAAAAGCAATGTCCTCCGCAACCGCGCTGTGCCGGATGATGCAATGCGGGGGCAATCGTTTTTTGCCCCTCGGGCACTGCAAAATAATTTGATCGACGCCATCGTGCAGACTGAGGAAGAGGCGTACCAAATGCTTTTGGGAAAATTGTGACGCATGGTGCGGCGGGAGATCCGCCGACGGGGGTTTTATGCTTTTCCCCCCCTAGGAAACAAAGTCACTCCCCTCACCGGTTCGCTGGTGGGGGGTTTCTTTTTTTGCGCCAGTTGACAACAGCAAAAAAGGTTATGGAAAAACCCACCACGCTTTCGTCCGCTATTGAAGCGCTCGAGGCATCGTCCACCAAGCTTCTCGCGCTCGAGGCAGACCTGACCGCGGCGAACGCAATCATCGCCGAGGCATCCGAATTGCAGCAGGTCAAAGCAAAGCTCGAGACCGACAACGCGGACCTTTTGTCAAAGCTCAACGAGGCAAACGCTCAGTTGACTGCACTGTCCGCAAACGCTCAGACGGTCGAAGCACGGGCAAACGAAATCGTCGCATCGCTCGGGGTTCCGCCGGTGGCCGTTTCTCCAGAGCCAGTCGAGCCAGTGAAAACCAAAGCTGACTTGTGGGCGACTTACCACAGCCTGCCTGTCGAAGCTCGCAACAAATTTTACCAATCCAACCGCGCAGCAATGCGCGACTAACCACAACCAAACACCTAAACCATTTATAAACAATGAGTAACACCATCGCGGGAGCCAATCTGAGCGAGATCGCTCAGGAAAGCCTTCCAAATCTGAAATCCACCTTCAGTCCATTAGCGTCGCTAACGACAGATTTCTCTTCAGACATCTCCAGCCGAGGCGCTTCCGTCACAACCCGTTTCCCTGTAAACCCAACGGCAATCGACTTGTCGAGCGGTTACACGGTCAACGACGTTTCCATGACGGCCAAAACGATCACCCTGAATACTTTCTTCGGGTTTGTTTATGGCTTCACCGACGTCGAGCGCAGCAAGTCGTCCATCATGCTCAACGAGCTGTTCATCCAGCCAGCATTGCAGGCACTTGGCAACAAAGTGTTTGGTGACCTCTGGAACTTGGTGACCGCAGCAAACTTCGCGCAGACCGCACTCAACACGACCGCCGGCGATTTTGATCGCTCGGATCTGGCCGACCTGAGCGCAACGCTCACGGGCGACCTCAAGGCACCTAAGCAAGGCCGTTCGGTTGTTCTTAACCCGACCTACTACGCGTCCCTTGTGAAGTCGCTCAACAGCGCTGAAATCCCCGGCATCACCGCGGACAAAGCTGAGGGCGTTGTTCCACGCGTTGCAGGGTTTGACGTTTATCAGACGGACCTTGCAGACGCTAACGGGACCGAGTATCTCCAGGGCTTTGCTTTCCAAAAAGCATCCTTGTTGATGGCTGGACGTTCGGTCGACTCCACCGGCGCCGCTGCGGCTGGCGTGGAAGTGGCCGACGTGGTCATCCCTGACCTCGGACTGCCTGTACAATTCAGGAAGTGGTACGACCCAGACCTCGGGGTTCTCAAGTATTCCTGCGGCATCCTGTACGGGATGAGCGTCGGACAAAACTTCGGCGTTCGTATCATCAACGACTAATTCAATCCGCCTGGGCCGCCCCTCTAAAACGGGGGGCGGCTTTTGGCTTTCTTGAGATCACCATGACTAAAATTGCATTTGTTACGCGCCGGTTGACCGGAGCAAAGCCTGAGATCCTTTTTTCATCCGATAAGTCCGCCGAGGCCGTCGGCTTTTACCGCGCATTTAAAGGCGCCGGAGAAATTTCACTTTTCGTCCACCCTACGCCTGAGCGGACCAAGAAACTCAAGTCCGAGCCGGTGGCCGCGGAACTCATTCAAGACGCACCCAAACGAGGCCGCAAAGCTGTTCTGTGACCTTTCACGCCATCAACGCCGAGGCCGCGCGCAAGTCGATTGACTTTATGGGGCAGAACTTTGTTTACAAGGGGACGACCTATAAAGGAATCATCAACGAGTTGACCGCGGACGGGGAACTGCAAATTGGCGGGAATCGCGACACTTTTGCCGCATCGGTTTACGTCCGCAAAAACTCTTTTCCGGTCCCGATGATTGGTGACCGGATCACAGTCTCGGGCGTCGAGCGCTACATCGCATCTATCGCATCGGATCCAATTTCGTACACTCTCACGCTTGAGGACACCACCCAATGATCGACCTCCCCTTGTGTCAGGCTATCCGCGAAACGCTCAGTCCTGATTTCCCTGGCGTCTTCATCGGGGTGCCGCATGAGCCGGCGTCGGTTACGATTCCAGCGTGCATCCTCAATTTGAGCGGCGACGCGGTGGTCGGGGGACCGCTTGTCCGTGGGTCCCTCGAGGTGACCGTAATGACGAGCTGCAACGATTACACGACCGACCAGCACGCGCAGCTAGTCAAAGACGTTGCGGAAGCCGTGCGGGATGTCGTGGTCGAGTCTGAGGTGGTCCAGCTTTACGGCGTGGTGCCGACTTCCACGAAATCTGAAACTGACGGAAATCATTTTCAAACAATTCTCACCTTCATTGTCGGCTACGGTCCGACAGAAAGTTGACAACCAGAAAAACTGTATGCCTGCTTCATTTGGAATCACCGACCAATTCGGAGGAACCGCGCCATCTGGCGGATGGGTTCAATCAACGGAATCAACCGAGACTTGCGAAGTGGCAACAATTCGCAACGAGGCCGGCGCAACAATTGCAGCACAGGCAAAGGGCGTCGCAACAAAAGTCGTCGTGATCAAGTCCAAGGGCGACGTTTCCGTGACCGCACCCAGCACCGGCAACGTGGGATCCGGCAAAGTCACAAGCTCGAAAATTACGGAATCGAATGACGATTTTTCAAGCGCGGAAGTCACGTTCACCTCTTACTCCACAATTTAATTATGCCATCCGCAAACGGTTTCGGGATTACTTTGGTGGCCGACACTTTGGCCGAGAGCGTCGACGTTTCCTTTGAGACGGACGTCAAGGTGCTGATCGACAAGAGCGGCGAATTCAGTCAGGCGCAGGTTTACGACGTGACCGGCACCTTTTCCGTCAAGGGCAGCGGCACAACCGCAATCGCGGTCGGATCCGCGTCGGGCGCCCCTTCTAATCTGTCGGGCAAAGTGGTTGTGACGAGCGTCAAGAAGTCTCAGAGCAACGAAGACTTTGAGAAATACGAGTACAGCGGCACCTGTTACCTGAGCGCCAGCTAATCACCCCGGCGGGGATACGCACGAGATCACAAATGAAAATCGGACAGACCATCGACTTCATCCGGGACAACGAGAACCCGGTGAAGTCAAAGAACACCAGGACAATTGCAGCAGCGCTTTCATGCGGTTGCAAATTTGCGGAACGCTCATTCCTCGACACCATCGAGCAGACCGACGCCGGACCCAAGCGCACCGTGACGTGGAACATTGATGGCGACACTAAAGCGGTGTTCCGCCCGAACTTTCAAGAGGAGGCGTTGACATTTACCGAGGTCCGCAAACGGTACGAAGATTTGCAATGGTGCGAGGCAAATCCCGACCATCCAATTTCGTACCTTCGCGCGTTTAACGACAACTTGAACCGACTCACGGATTTTGTGAAGCAGAGCAAACCGCTCGCGCTAATCCGGCGGGGGAACCGGATGGTCCTCATCCCTCAGGACTGCGACCAGGCTAAGAAGGAAAAGTTTCTCGCAATGCTATGAACCGACCCAAAGAGAACGAAGCAGCATTTTCGGAAGGGGAGCAGCAAATCGGCAAACTGCGGCTCAGGCCGTTCACCATCGGGACGCTTTCGATCTGCCGGCAATTAAAGCTCACGATGTTCATCGGATCCGAGGAAGGAACACCGGAACTGGATCAACAGCGGCAGATAATGGCATTTGCCTGGGCGCAGTCCGCGCCCCTCGGGGAGGTTCTCCGATGCATCCGCACGGGTAAGTGGGTCGAGGCGGTCGAGGAATTTGAATTCACGATTGAACCCAGCCAGGTCAATGAAATCGTTTCAGAGATCAACCGTATTTCGCAGTCGGTCAAAGCGGCGGCGGTCGAAGTTGAGGAGAAGCCGGGGCATGGCACGGAGAACGCGCCCCCAAACTAGTCAGGCCAGAGTATACGGCGGCATTGACCTTTACTCTGGCAAAAGAAACTGGATGGACCGAGAACTTTATCCTTTGGGAATTGCCGATGAGTCGGGCGCTTCAGTATTACCACGCAGCGCTGTGGAGCAACGGCGCATGGACGGTGCCACCGCGGGAAGCGCCCCGGGTGGAGCTCGAGCAGCTTTTCCGATCCTTTGACAATTACGGAAAAGAAGATGACGAAAGTGACCATCAATTCTAAATATTTTGAGGATGCCTTGGAGTCGTATGCAAAGGACTCCAAAAGAAGTTGGAAACAGCTTTTTGCCCAACAGGCGCAGCAACTCGGGAAACAAATCATTGCAGCGACTCCGCCGATGATGGCAAACCGCCTCGGAAAAGATTCATTCAAAACTGGAAAAGACAGAGGGTTGAAAGCAACTCAATCAGACATTTTGCGTTTATTCAGTCCTTACAAAAAAGGATTCACATCCCGATTTGAAAATCGCACGGTGATCAAATCCGAGTCCGAGATGGAACGGTTACACAACCAAAACCGCAACAGGCGCGGAAGAGTTGGTGGCAAAATTCGCGACATACCAGCGCAGGCGTCGCTTTTAAATCGGTACATTAAGAAAAAACAGAAGCAAGTCGGGTATCTGGCGTCGGGCTGGACGGCACTTAGAACAGCAGCCAACACTCGAGGCATCCCGCAATGGATTAACAATAAAAACGCAGGGGGATTTGCAAAAATTTCAGGAAGTGACAAAAGCCTGAAATTCCTTGCCATCAATAACGCTCGATTTGCCGACAACCTTAAAAACATCGAGCGGTTTATGCAAATTGCCGTCGACCAGCAAGCAATCAACTTGTGGCGACAGGTTCGTAAAAACCAAGAGCGTCTTCAAGCGCGGATGACATCGCGCACAAAGTGATATGGCAATCCAAGTAGGTTTTGAAATCGACGTTGCAGGGTTTCGGCGTGGGATCGCGCAGATCCGACAAGGGACTCTCTCAATGGCCGCGGACATCACCACCGTAATGCGCGGGGCGGCGGCAATCTTTCAGACCGGCGCAAGCGTGGTACAAGGCGCAGCGCACCGCATGTACGACGCGATGTCACAGGGCGGCGAATTGGTCGACCTTAGCGAACGCACCGGACTTGCGATCGACAAGCTGATGGAATTGCAGGTGGCGTTCGACCAGGCGGGGATTGGCGCCGCGGAAGTCGGGCCGCTAATCAATAAAATGCAGAACGCCATTGCCGATGCCGCGGCGGGATCCGCGACGGGGCAAAAGGTATTTGCTGACCTCGGGCTTTCACTCGAGGAGCTGGGGACAATGGATGCGGCGGGGCAAATGGAAAAAATTGGCGAAGCCATTTCAGCAATTGAGGATCCAACTCGGCGCGCACAAGCGTCAATGGATATTTTTGGAAAAGCTGGCGGGAAGATGCTGGCGCTATTTGCAAGCGGAGGATCTGCGGAAGCAAGAGACGCACTCGGCCAGCAAGCCAAAATAATGGCTGACAACGCAGCTTATTTTGATTCAATCACAGACAAACTCGGAACGGCGGGCATTAAATTGCGGGGATTTTTTGTCGGAGTTGCATCAAGTCTTGTCCCCAATTTGCTAGAAGCGGCGGACGCATTGAACAGCGTGGACTTTTCAATTGTCGGAAAACAGATTGGCGTAGTTTTGGCTGGAGTCATTGATGTTTTTGCCAGCGGAAAACTTGGCGACGCATTTTTCCTTTCAATGAAAATTGGCATCATGAAAACGATCAACCTGTTTGTGCAGTCGTTTTTACAAGCCATCGGAGCAGTCTTGAGCTTGCCTATAATGATGGGGGGAGCAATTGCTTCCGCGCTAGAAAAGCCCTTAAAAATGGTTTTTTACAACGCAGGAAGGGTATTGCTTGAAGCGGTTGGAAAAGCAGTTGAAATGCTAGGCAACGGACTGCAAGAACTTCCTGGATTTGGCAGTTCTGGGAAATCAATTGCTGAAACTGGAATTGGTATTCAAGGCAAAGCGCTCGACTTTGGAATGAAGGCGAAAAACGTCAAAGGAAATTTTGGAAGTCTGCGAGACGAGCTAATTCAAGCGGCACTTGATGGAGGCAACGCGTACAAATCAATCGTCGACAGAATCAAATCAATCGACATTTTCAGCGATCAGACTTTCGAGGACGTCATTGGGTTGAAGCAGCTTTTTGGCGACTCCATGCGGGCGGCGCAGGAGGCAAAAAGGGTGATGGACGAAAAGAGACCCGCGCGTGAAAAAACAAATTTCGGGCTTGATGTAATCCCCCCCGGAGGCGGGCGCGGGCAATCGTTTGAAGCAATTACCTCCTCAATGGCACGCATCGGCGGCGGCGGATTGACCGCGGGAGTGGCATTCACGGTGACCCCAATGGTTGATCAGCAAAAAACCACAAACAAATTGCTGCAAAGAATCGCAGACAAACCCACCGGAGAAGTCGTCGCCAAAATGCAATAACCATGGCATCCACACTTGTAAAAACTGAAATCACGTTTAATACGCGTGACAATTCAAAAACGACAACCGAAACCTACGAATCGTTCGACGGGTACGGAACTGAAGTTGAGGGCAAAGCCAACCGAAAATTTAGTCATGAGGGAGGGGTATATCGATACTCTGGCGACACCATCGAATACTTTGAAGGAACTGGACAATCATCGGGCGGCGGGGGCGGGGACATTTATTCCGTGGATATTTCAACGGGCAGCGAGCCAATTGAAACGCACCCAAGGTTTGCGCAAGTTTCTCCGCAATTTTGGAGACTTTGGGAAATTTGGAAACAGGACAAAACCAACGACCTCTTAAAGACGGCAAATTTGATTTCCGAATATCAAAGCAGAGTCACAAACGGGTATTGGGACCCAGTAAAACTTGACCAAGAACCGGTTGTAAGTTTGGTAACACTCTGGCAGCGCGGCACTCGCGAATATTTGGCGCCAAAAGTTGTATCACGGCATCAAACTTCAGGCGCTCCGTCAAACCTTTCAAAGGTTGGAAAAATCGACACCCCTCCATATACCGCAGGAATCAGTCGCGAATGGTTGTTCACCGGCGCGTCCTCACGATACAACGTGGCCACAGGGACTTTCGAAACAACTTACGAATGGCTGGCAAGCGGTCCTAAGGGGTGGGAGGATTACATCTACGGAGCGGGATCTGGATAATGATACCAAAATTCTATTCAGGCCAACCTGTACGCGCCAGCGACCTAAACGCGCTCGCAGAAGAAATCCGCAAAAACGAGATCACTAAATTTAACGGTGGCATGTTTCAGCGGAACACGGGGGGTACGTCCTTAACGATCAATGCAACTGCCGGCGGCGGGGGCGGCGGGGGCGCAGATGCGTCTTACCACCCATTTCAAATCATCGACGGATACCCTGTCGAGCAGGGCGGGGTCGTTATTCGGGTTAGTGGCAACAGTTGGTTGACCAACATTGAGACCGGCGAAAAAATCACCATCACTGGACTAGGAGCAGCCCCAGGGTCGCCCCAGGATAATGCTGACGACCAAGGGCAATTTCCGTTGCCAGCAATTGGAGAATATATCTGGCTGACCGTCGAATGCCAGGGGCTCGACATTATCGGCGCGACCATTGAATACGGCGCAGTCGGAGCGGCGCCCAATTGGGCAGACTTTCCAAAGCCGGTCGAATTCGGGGAAGGATCGACAATTAAGTACGCAGGCAAAACGCGCGTCGCAATTGCTCAGGTGCATGCGGCGAACTCCGACTACGTCACAGGGACAAGCTACACAACCGAGACCGGAGAGGTGCGCGTCGTGCGACAACTGGTTACGACGCACCTGGGGATTCAGTGGGGCATCGTTGAATCGACCGTGGCGCCCCTGCTGGTCCCGTACCACGCTTCACCGCAGATCGCCGCACCGCCACCACCTGAACCGTGATAACGACAAAGACGGGAGCATTTTATCCGGCGATACCTCCGTATCACGCCGCGCAAAAACTGCACGGACTACTGATCAACGAAGATTCATTGTCCACCATTGACCCGCAAACCTGCAATATCCCGCAGGGTAGCAGCGTGGACTTTGTCAAAATGCTGAATCTGCTTTGGCAGGTAAAGTCGTTTGATGTCACGACTGAGTGGGATTTCAACACGCCGCCGGAAATTGAAAACTCCACGGTGACTTATTACCCGTCAAAATCGGGGCAAAACACTCAAGAAAATGTCACTCTGATCGACCCCAAACTCGGGACGGATCCAGAAAACCCAACGGGACCGCAAATCCCCACAAACCCGTGGCGTGATATTGCGCTCGGGCTTGTGGTTGGAAATATTGCTTTTGTCGAGACCCCATACCCAGAAGACCGCGACGAAGCGCGAACGCAACTCCGCGAAACATACGGGGGATTGTATGCGGAACCGTTCAGGATTGTGACCATTAAATCGGAATTACCGTACACTCAGGAGCGGGACAATCTGGTTGATGATTTTAATTTTTACTTTCAAGACTGGACCGAAAGGACGCAGGCAATTCTTGACAAATTGCAGGGAAACACAACGGCGGGAGGATTGAAATGGATTGCGGAGATGCAGCGGCACCTTGAAGTGATTCCAGAAATCAAAACAGAATTTGAGAACCAATATCTGACCCCAACAATTGCAAACCTAGATGCAACCTTTGCAGCGCAAGGCAACGCAGATCCGGGGTTTCAACTGGCAACCAGCGCAAAAAACCAAAGTTTTTTTTATAGAAACGCCATTACGCGACAAGAGGACATCGAGCTTTTTGAACTCTACCGAGGATTTGAGCAAGGGCTGGAATTTTTGGGCTGGCATTATCAAAGACGATTCGGCGTTGAATGCTTTGCCTCGCAGCGCGGATTTGAGCTGCAAAAATATTCGATGGCCAATGTTTCCGGGTCAGGCGTTTTTCCGTGTGGCTTTTATTTTGAAACCGTAGCGGCGGAATACTTGTCGGCGATTTTGTTGACCGAAAGGCAAGAATTCAGGTGGACGCTAGAATCGACAACCGAATACGAATACCCAACAAAATTCGGGAAAACAATTTCGACCGCAAACACAACGGCAACAAAAACCCTCGAGTTCCAAAGCTCACTAATTGGAACCGACGCAACCAGGGTGCGCAAAGAAGCGCTCAACATGTTTGGGGGCGGATCAGTCAGCGGCGGAGCGTTTTCGGAGCTTGAAAATCCGTTGCCTAGTGAAATTCTCGGGGTAAGCGCGGCGTTTGTAAATTTGTACAACGCTCAGACAGGGCACCCCAAAGAGCTTGATGATCCTGAAAGCTACGGCGCCGAGGCGGACGAATACGTTTACGCGGGACCCTACTTTTCCGGCAGAAATTGGAACGGCGCACGCGATTTCTTTGCCAACATTTCCGACGCATTGATCGCAGCACGGGGAACAGAAACCGCGCAGATAGGAACGTTTCGCTTCAAATCGGCTGATGACGATGTGATTTATGAGACGCCAATTTACGGAAATCCGTTTATCTGGACGCAGCATGACATCACTTTCAAAGTGAAAAGCCTCTGGAACGACCCCGCCCCGTAGCGTTGACAGTATCACCTAGGCATGGCCGCAGGACTGTACAATTTCACCATTGAAGAAGGCGCCGACCTAGCGTTTGGGGTCCGCGTCAAAATTAACGACGACCAGCAGGACCTCTCAACCTGGACGTTTAAAGCGCAGGTCCGCACCGCGGTTGATGGGGAGTTGATCACAAACCTCTCAACAGAACTTTGTGAGGACAGCGAAACACTGCGGATCGGGCTGGACGGGGTCGTGACCGACGAGCTAGTCGGACAAGCAGCGCGGTGGGATTTACTTGCCATCACCGGCGACGGGCGACGGATCCGCCTGGTTGAGGGACGCGTGACAATTTCGGGATCTGTTTCAGAATTATGAGCGACTGCAACAACTGCAACAGCGAACAAGATATCATCGTCGTCGAGATTCTCGCCGGCGCACCAGGGGCGGCTGGCGGACCGCAGGGTGTACCGGGTGCGACGGGTAGCACCGGGCAACAAGGCCCGAGCGGCATTCCTTCCACCGTTTCAGGACCGCGTGGAAATACGGGTGCCAGCGGAACGCAGGGCATCCAAGGCAATGTCGGTGCGTCGGGCGCCACCGGACCGCAGGGAATTCAGGGCGAGTCTGGTCCGAGCGGTGAATCCATCGTCGGCGCTACGGGGCCATCGGGCGCTCAGGGCGGACGCGGCGAAACCGGAGAGCGGGGCGCTACGGGTCCCGCCGGCGAGTCAGGGCTTTCGGTAACTGGACCGTCGGGGCCGCAGGGTGCCAAGGGTGACACCGGAGAACGCGGCGGGACGGGGCCAGCAGGAGCTAGCGGTCTTTCGGTGACCGGACCCGCAGGGCCGTCGGGACAAGTCGGGGCGACGGGCGCCACCGGAACGCCAGGTGCGACGGGTCAATCAATCACAGGGCCCTCGGGTCCTCGCGGAAATACGGGCGAACGCGGCGCGACGGGTGCCACCGGATTACAAGGCCCATCAGGCTTGGCAATTACGGGGCCCAAGGGTGATACGGGGATTTCATTGCAGGGGCCCAAAGGCGACACCGGGCAGCAGGGAGCGGTCGGCGCTTCGGGACTTTCAATCGTTGGCTCTACGGGCGCCACGGGTGCAGCGTTTACGGGTGCGACGGGTAGTCGGGGCGCCACCGGAAGCACGGGACCCGTTGGAGCGAGCGGTCAATCGATTACCGGAAACACGGGTGCGTCGGGCGTCAAGGGTGACACCGGATTGCAGGGGCCTCAAGGCGCTACGGGTGCATCGGGTCAATCCATTGTCGGAGACACCGGAGCCAGCGGATTGCAAGGCCCTTCGGGGCTGTCGATTACTGGGGCCACCGGACCACAGGGTGCCACCGGAGCCAGCGGACAATCGGATCGCTACGCAACGACCTCGACCACGTCAATGTCGGTCGCCACCGGCACAAAAACTTTAACGGTCGAGCAAAACCTGTCCTGGACAAATCTGCAACCCGTCGTAATTGCAAATCAAGCCGGCACTGCAAAAATGCAGGGGTCGGTTAGCGGCTACACAAAAGCCACCGGCGTGATGATTGTGAATGTGACCGCAATCACCGGCACGGGGACTTTTGCAGCGTGGCAGGTCAATCTCGACGGCATTGCAGGCGTTGCGGGCGAGACGGGGCCACAGGGATCAACGGGCGCCACCGGACCAGCGTCCACCGTTGCAGGGCCATCGGGTGCGACGGGCGCGACGGGCCCAATATCGACAGTCTCAGGTCCCTCGGGAGCAACGGGGCCCAGCGGGGTGCAGGGCTTGCAGGGGGCGCAGGGAAATACGGGCGCCACCGGACCAGTTTCAACGACTCCTGGGCCAACAGGCGCCACCGGTCCTCAGGGCGATGCAGGGGCAGGCATCAACATTAAAGCGCCGGTGCGGGTGGCGACCGTGATCGCGCTGGACGCAGTCAGTCAAAATAACCACCAGTCGTTAATCGGGGCTTATCCTTTTGGAATCATTGTTGATGGGATTCCGTTGCAAGTCGATGATGAGGTTTTGGTCAAAGACCAAATTGATGCGACTCAGAACGGGATTTACGTGGTGACAACCACGGGAAGCGTTTCAACTCCGTTTCACCTCGACCGTCGCGGCGATTCAAACAGCAATCCAGAGATCAACCTCGGGGATTCAGTTTCCGTTTCTAGCGGCAACGAAAACGCATCGACGTCGTGGTATTTAATTACCCAGGGCAACATCAACATCGGAACAACTCCGTTAAATTGGGCCATTTACAGCAAGGTCGGAGCAACGGGCGCCACCGGACCTCAGGGATCAACGGGTGCAGCATTTACGGGTGCAACCGGGCCGAGTGGCCCAGCGGGGGCTACCGGTGCAGTCAGTCCAGGACTTTCAACCGCCGTGCAATACATTGGAAACGGTACGGATGTTGCGTTTTTTAACCTCGGCTCACAATACCCTGCCGAGGCTTACATCGTGACCATCGACGGGGTGCTGCAAAATCCAAATGTTGCAGCAGAGGCCTACATCATCAACCCGACGCAAAACTCAATTGTTTTCAATACTGCCCCATCAAACGGAGCTGACATTGTCGTGCGACTGTTATACGGAGCAGTTGGCGCAACAGGACCAACAATCAGCGAACTTTCGCAAATTGCAGAAGGATCCAGCTTTACAGTTGGAACAATTCACAAAGGCACTTTAACCGTTTGTGAAAATCAATTTGCAAACATGATTATCACGCTTCCGAGCACGTCATCAATTGCTGTGGGATCTCAGTTTATGTTTTTGCGAAAAGAAGCCGGGTTGATTGAATTTCAGTCGCCCACAACAATTTTGACCGCTCAAGGGACAATGCTTTACGCAATTGGATCTGTCGCCGTTGTAACAAAATTAAGCTCAACCGTTTGGCTTTTGACCGGTGACCTTCAATGAACAATCTCCTAGCAAGAGGACTTGTTGCTTCCGCTGGAAAAAGTTTTTACCGATGGAGGCAAAAAGGAAAAATTTTGGATTCAGTGTTTATCACTGATCCACTGATTATTTCTGGAAACGCACAAAAATTAGCAATTTCAAATGCAGAAGCCAACAGTGCAAGAGGAAGCGTTAGTTACGCTCGATGGGAAAACAACACTTGGGCAATTTACGGATCACTGTCGGGGGAAGGAAACGGTGATCGATTTGGAAGCACTGTCCAATTTTCGGAAGACGGAAGCCGAATTGCAATCTACGCGAGAACCTTTAACGGCGGCGGAAAAAGTTAC